GTTGGCAGAGCTTAAGACATTAATGTTCACATATTGGTTATTTTTTATACAAACTGTTATACAATTGTGTTGCACACATAACCCAGGAGGTTACTATGAGCAAACAATTATGTTTAATAGCACGTATAGAAGAGTGCTTAGAGAATGGTTGGTTTGACCTGGCGGCTCAGGTTGATACATTAACTCAGACGTTAATTGACTATCCACAAATAGGGGCGGAGACAAAGGTGGCACTGTTGCACTGGTGTAGTTTAGTAGATGAAAGGTCTAGCAAGCTTCCAATGCCAGAAGAGCAGGTTGCACTACTCAATCCCTCTATGCAGATATCTAACGAATTTGGCACAGAGATCTAACATGGCAAGACCAACAAATATGACCGACCAGGTCGTAGAAAAAGCTAAAGACTACGTTGATAACTACCACAAGTACGGCCATGCAGTACCGTCGGTGGTTGGTTTATGTAAGGCGATAGACAGAGCAAGATCTACTGTTTACGACTGGGCCTCACAAGAAGACAATGAGTTTTCGGACATATTAGAGGCAATCAACGAAAATCAAGAGCTAGTGACCTTTAATCAGGCGCTGCTGGGGGAGTACAACGCATCAATCGCTAAGCTGCTATTAGGTAAGCATGGCTACACTGATAAGCAAGAAGTCGGTGGTATGGATGGAAAAGCTATAGAGCTTGTATCCAAGATTGAGCGCGTGATTATTGATGGCTAAGACACTGCAGATTGATACGCCAAGGTGGGCGCTTCCCTTGTTGAAGCCTTCACGGTATAAGGGTGCTCACGGTGGTCGAGGTAGCGGCAAGTCACACCTGTTTGCTGAGCTGCTAATTGAAGAGCATGTAAGAGACCCAGAAAGAAACACAGTCTGTGTACGTGAGATACAAAAGTCTCTGGGCCAGTCTGTAAAGAAGCTGCTAGAGATTAAGATAGAGTCTCTGGGGGTGCAAAAGTATTTTGACGTCCAAGATACTGTCATCAAGTCTAAGTTTGGCTCAGGCCGTATAATCTTCCAGGGTATGCAGAACCATACAGCAGACTCAATCAAGTCTCTGGAGGGCTATGACTGTGCCTGGTGCGAAGAAAGCCAGTCAATGAGCCAGCGCAGCCTGGATCTGCTAAGACCTACAATCCGAAAGCCTGGCAGCGAGCTATGGTTTACATGGAACCCTAGTAAAGAGACAGACCCAATTGACCTGCTGCTGCGTGGCGAAAACCCGCCAAATGATGGTGCTGTTGTCGAGGTTAACTACTGTGACAATCCTTGGTTTCCAGAAGTGCTTAAGGCTGAAATGGAGTATGACCAGGGCAGAGACTACGATAAGTACCTGCACGTTTGGATGGGCCAGTACGTTAATAACAGCGATGCTAGAGTATTCAAAAACTGGCGTGTAGAGGACTTTGAGACACCTGGTGAAGCTGTGCCAAGGTTTGGCGCTGACTGGGGATTTAGTAATGACCCTACCGTATTGATCCGCTGCTGGGTAGAAGGTCTGACACTGTACATTGACCATGAAGCTTACATGGTTGGCTGTGAGATAGTTAATACGCCATCCCTGTTTATGACGGTCCCTGACTCTGAGAGATTCCCTATTATTGCCGACTCTGCCAGGCCAGAAACAATTAGCCATATGAGGCAGAACGGATTCCCGAAAATAATGTCTGCAGTTAAAGGTCCTAAGAGCCTGGTCGAAGGAATTGAGTTTTTAAAAAATTACGATATTGTTGTTCATCCCAGGTGCAAACACACCATTGATGAGCTGACAATGTACAGCTACAAGATAGACCCGCTAACAGATCAAGTGCTGCCAGTGCTAGAAGATAAGCACAACCACCTGATAGATGCATTGCGCTACGCATGTGAGGCTATTAGAAGGACAAAAAACAAAAAGCCTAAAGATGTAACGCCATTGCCAACATACAATAGATGGTAGACAATACCTGGAATATGAGGATCGAAAATGGCCATCAGTAAAGAACAGCGATTAGCAAACATTCATTCGGAGTGTATGCGTGAATTTGACAACATCCAAACAGCGCTGCGAGAAGAGCGCCTTCAGTGCGTTCAAGACCGTAGATTTTATTCTATAGCTGGCGCACAGTGGGAAGGTCCACTCGGCGAACAGTTTGAGAATAAGCCTAAATTTGAAGTCAACAAAATCCACCTGTCTGTGATTCGCATTATTAACGAATACAGAAACAATCGAGTTACTGTTGACTACCAGGCAAAGGATGGCGGAGAAGACAAATTAGCTGACGTTTGCGATGGCTTGTACAGAGCTGATGAGATGGACTCTGTTGCTAACGAAGCCTATGACAACGCTTTCGAGGAAGCTGTTGGCGGTGGTTTTGGTGCATGGCGATTAACTGCACAGTATGAGGATGAAGAGGACGACGAGAACGAGAAGCAGCGGATACGTATCGAGCCGATCTATGATGCTGACACTAGCGTATTCTTTGACCTAAATGCAAAGCGCCAGGATAAGTCTGACGCCAGAAGCTGTTACGTCTTATATGCTATGACGCCAGAGCAGTACATGGACGATTACGACGAAGATCCTGCAAGCTGGCCCAAAGATGTGCAAGAGTATGAGTTTGACTGGAACACACCTGACGTAGTTTATGTAGCTGAGGTTTACCGGGTAGAAGAGTACAGAGAAACTGTACGTATTTATGAGCACCTGGACGGCACAGAAGAAAGATTTACTAAAGCTGACTTTGCAGAGCAAGAAGATCTAGAGCTAGAGCTGCAGGCACTTGGTGCAGAAGAAGTGCGCACTAAGCGAGTTAAAAAGAAGCGCGTACATAAGTATATTATGTCTGGCAAAGAGATCCTGGAAGATATGGGATATGTTGCTGGTAAGCATATACCTATTGTTCCTATCTACGGTAAGCGATGGTTTGTAGATAACATTGAGCGATGCATGGGCCATGTACGCCTGGTTAAAGATGCACAGAGACTCAAGAACATGCAGCTATCTAAGCTGGGTGAGATATCTGCGCTAAGCAGCGTAGAGAAGCCTATCTTGACGCCAGAGCAGGTTGCAGGACACCAGGTTATGTGGTCTGAAGATAACCTAAAAGATTACCCATACCTATTGCTAAACCCTATTACCGATCAGAATGGCAATGAGGTTGCACAAGGTCCAATTGGTTACACTAAGCCGCCAGCTGTACCACCAGCGATGGCAGCGCTTCTCCAGGTAACCGAGCAGGATATGTCTGACATAATGGGCAACCAGCAAGCCGGTGATGAAATGTCATCTAATATTTCAGGCAAAGCTGTAGAGCTAATTCAGCAGCGCCTGGATATGCAGACCTTTATCTATATGAGCAACTTTAGTAAGGGAATGAAGCGAGCAGGTGAGATCTGGTTAAGCATGGCAAGAGACCTGTACGTTGAGCCAGGCCGAAACATGAAGATCATTGGTGATGACGATGCACCTGATACTGTGCAGCTAATGAAGCCAGCAATGACCCCAGAGGGCGAGCTAGAGCATGAGAACGACCTTACTGAAGCATCCTTTGATGTTGTTGCAGAGGTTGGCCCATCTAGCACAAGCAAGAAGGCAGCTACTGTACGAGCCATTACTGGCATGATGACCATTACACAAGATCCACAGACACTTTCTGTCCTGGGCGCTATGGCCATGATGAACATGGAAGGCGAAGGCATTGGTGACGTAAAAGCGTATTTCCGCAAGCAGCTAATTAACATGGGTGTTGTTACACCTACAGAGAAAGAATCTGAAGAGATGGCGCTTGAAGCTCAGAACCAGCAAGAAGATCCAAACAGTGTTGCACTACGCGCAATGGCTGAGGAAGCACAGGCTAAAGCAGCCCTGGCACGAGCTGACGTCATAGACACTATTGCAGATGCTGGACTTAAAGAGGCTCGCACCGCTGAGACTGAAGCCAAGACCATGAAGACCCTGGCTGATATCGACAACAATGATGAATATCTTACGCTTGAAGCTCTAAAAAACATGTAAGGAATGGTAATGTCGTATTTTACAGCAGCAAATAAGGCAGCAAGAAGGAAGGCGCTTGCAGAAAAACTAAAGAAAGCGAAAGAACTGAGTGGTTCACCTATATCTCAGACCTACCAGAACGTGCTGCCTGCTGAGTTAGACCCCAGGTTTTATAACCGTAAGGGCGATGCTGCAACTACATTGCCGGTTACACAGGAAGATCTGGGAACTGTTCCAGCCGAAATACCTAGCTACACTTTGTCAGACCTTGAAGGCGAGACTCTAATATCTAGCATGTCTGATCGGACTGCTGCAGGTAAAGTATTGACTGGAGTAGGACAGGAGCGTCTTAATTACCCGGTAAATTTGACTGGCGGCCAGGACTATATGTTTGAGAACGCTGGTGATGCGTGGGCCTCTGCTCAAGGCGCATTGACACCTGTGATGAATAGAGCGCTACAGGTTCAGGCTGAGACTGGCAAAGACCCAATACTAGCGCCATTTACTATGGCCCCTACAGGCGGTGACTTTGCTGGAATGACCGGCGAAGCTATGCTGGCATACACATCTACAATTGCCCCTTTAAGCACTAAGAATGCACTTAACAGAGAAATTAAAAACTTTATACCTGACTGGAAGGGCGTAGATAACCCTGATAGCTTGGCGCAGTACACTGGCTCTCCAGCTGTTGTACGCGACTCTATCCGTGACCTTATGGATAAGAAGTTTAGAAATGAAGGCGCATCAACTACAGCGCAAGGTCGCATTGGAGTAACTGATCCAGCGCAGCTTGACGCACAAGTGACTGGCTTAAGAAACCTGGCAAGAATTGACACTAGCAGGCCAATAGACCCTACAGGTGGAAACCTTACATACCCAGCTTCACTACCAGGTGAAGGCATGGGCCGTATAGATACTGACGCAACACTTGCAGACATGCTACCAGGAGATGTTGCCGCAAGACCTGGCAAAACTCCAAATGCTAGATTTAATCAGTTTAGACGCTCAGCAGAGCTGTCACCTAGAGTTATACCTATTACAGATGACCTGTTAAGAGATCTAGAAGGCCGTGGATTTAAAGTACAGGCCAGCCCAATTGCTACTGCAGCTGGACTTACTGTAATGGGACTTACTGCGCTTACACCTGAAGACGCAGAGGCGTCAGTGGCTAAGCTGGCAGCGCGTGGGTTTAAGATCGACCGAAACCCAACAAGCCCAGATCCTGGCGATACAAGCGCAGACTTTTACGTTTACCAGGGTGATGGCAGTCCTACCGATACATTTGTTGCTCGCGCATCAATGAAAGACTACCAGGATGGCACACTGCGCTCTGACGACACTGAAGTGGCTGCAAAGTTTCAGCGCCAGGGTATTGCGACTGAGTTGTATGACGCTGTAGAAGAGATGACAGGGCAGCCAGTCCAAACATCTGAATTTTTAACACCTGATGGTGCAGCACTGAATGTAGCGCGAGATCCTGAAGGTATGCGTCAAAAGCTTGCTGATGGCTACTTTGCTGAAGGTAGTGACGATAATGTAAGGCAGGCACTAGAAACCTTTGACAACAAGCCAAAACTACGAGAGTTTGGTGAGCTAAAGCCAGAGGATCGCAGCGTATTCCCGGCACCACAAAGATTCTTTGACCCTCAAGATAAGGCTTTTAAGCCGTTTACATCTGAGTTTGGGCCAACGCCAGGGGGCAGATACTTAACGCGGGGAGAGGACGGTTTTGAGGACATTACTGGGCAGTATGTAGAGACTGCAAACCTATCTGTATCGCCTGACGGTAAGCCATCGTTTACTGTGGGCCAGGAATCTGCACCGCTGCCGCCAAACAAGAAAGGCAGGAAGATTAAAACAAACCTGTTTAAGAAGAAGGCAGGTTGGAGTTGGACTGAAGTCCCAGAAGGATATGACCCTAATCCAGCGGGAGACTTCCCGCTTATATCTGTTGAGGATGGTAATAAGCATTACTACACACTAAATACACAATTCCCGGAAGGAGTTGACCTTGCCAGATACGATAAGTCAAAGACTGAGCCGCGCTTACGCCCGACTAAAGAGAAATCTACAGTTACCCTGGGTGAAAAAGTTGGCGAGATATCTGTCAGAGGCAAGCTACATCCTGTTTATGATAATGCTGTTGTCAGGTTTGGACTTCCCGCTGTAGTTGGGGCTAAGACTTTAGCTGCCGCTACTGGTGGCGCGATGATTTTAGGATCAGAAGATGCTGAAGCTGGCGGTATAGGCTTTGGTCGAATTACAGGTTTAGGTAATAAGCCTCAGCAGGTCGTCGATAAGATAGCTAGATCTAAGCCTAGCAATCCCCAGGGATACTACAATGACCTGGCGCAGCTTGGCGTTAAGAAGGAAGAGCTGGACTCTATGGGCTTCATGGAGCATTTTGCTGGTCGCAGCGACGTCACAAAGCAAGAGGTCGTGGACTTTGTCAATGAGAACCCATACCAGATATTTGAAGATGTATTAGTAGATCCGACAACTACTGTTATGGACTACTTTAGAATATTAGACCCGGCTTCCTTAAAGCCAATGCAAGAGCTTATAGCTGCAGGTGATAATAAAGGCGCTCAAAAGCTATTTGAAGGACTGCGAAAACGCCATCAGATTGAGGTTGTTGAAAGTGGTCTGTCAGAGGAGAAAGTGCCAAGGTGGGCGAGAAAGCCTTTAGTGCTGGATGGTCCAAGAGCAAACGATATTGAGTACGTCTTTCAATATCCAGGTGCAGATGCAAAAAGGCAGGAACTTGTGCAAGAGTTACAGCCTAGAGTCGCAGAGGTTAAACAAGCGCAATCTGACATGTTTACTTGGAATACCAACGCAACAATGTTGCGCAACAGTGGCTTTCAGGTAGGCTCGCTTGATGTACCAGAAGAAGTAATGGATAACTTGATGACAAGCCCATTGCTTGGCCGGTTTGCAATGACACCGGAAGATATGGCTGCAAGAACGCCAGAGCAAAAGCGCAAGCTAGTAGACCAGGCACTTAGAAAAACAGATGATTTCTACGACATGTCTGCTATGGAGTTTGCGGCAGAATATGATCCGTCTTTAGCGCCTTTAGTTGCAGAGCATGACGCACTAACTAAAGAGATTGGCACAGGTCGTCGTGACGGTACATATAAGCCATTTGTGGATATAACGCATTTCCCAGATAACCCGAACCCTGTTGCTCACATGCGCACAAATGAGCGTGAAATATATGATGCAAATGACAACTATCTAGGTGAGTCGCTACACATTGAAGAGATCCAGTCAGACCTGCACCAGACTGCACAGGGTAAAAGCCAGGCCACACAAATAGCCCCAGGCTATCGAGATGCAGACTATGACCAAAGACTTGCAGACCTTAAAGAGCAGCAAACGAAGGCTGAGCAAGTTTATGAGCGCGCCAAAGAGCTGTATAAAAATTATAGAGGCGGATATCGTGGAGATAGCGCAGAAAAACAAGCCGACATTGCAGAATTTGACGAGAAATATGCCGAAAACAAGGAAAAGATTTTAAAAGATAAAGCTGAAAGGCTTGGCCAAGCTACTTTTAAAATTGATACGGCAATCAGCAAAATGCAGAAGGCTGCTCCCGATGTTCCTATGAAGAACAACTGGTATGAGCTGCCTATTAAGAAAGCTATTGTAACAGCAGTAGATTCTGACGTTGAATTTCTAACGCTAACTAAAGGCCGTGACCAGGCATTAAGATCGCGGCAAGTAAATCTCTACGACAAGGTTGAGGTTAACAGGTTTGATGATGGCAGCTTTGAAGTGCGAATGCTGCAAGCCGGAACACCTGTAGGAATTAAAGAAATTAAGGCTGGGCAGCCAATTGACAAAGCGCTGACGCGCATCCTTGGCCGTGAAAACGCTGAGAAATTGATGACTGATCCACTTACTGATGAGCTGTACGAGAGCACTGCTGCGTTTGGCGGCTTTAGTGGTCCTCTAAAAGGTGAGACAGGCAGTGAGGGTATGGTTCAGTGGTATGACAAGACCTATGTGCCAAAGATTAACAAGATGCTTAAGCGTTACGGCGCTAAGGTTGAAGAGGTCCACCTTGAAGACGGCACTACTGTGCATGGTGTGCGACTGACAGACGAAGTACGAGAAGCTATAAAGAACGACAAGGGCGCATTTACTACATTTATGCGACCAGAGACTGTAGTTGGTGCTGGAGCTGTAGCAGCAGGAACAATGGCCCCAGGTGAGACAGCCCAGGCCGATGACTTTGAAAGCCCATTAGAGCAATCACGCAATGTTGACTTTCGTATATCAGGAAGAGCACAGCGATTACGTGAAAACCAGGCAGCCGAACAGCCTGTTGATCCAAGCCCATTAAGACAAGTCAATGATATGACTGATGGCTAAATGACAAACTTCTTAAACAGCTTAGATGACGCTAATAAAGTGCCATTATCTGAGAGACTAAGAAGGACTGGTATTGCATCTGCTGATATTGCTGCAGAAGTAGTTGAAGATACTGTACGTGTTTTTGTTGGCGCTGTTGGATCTGCTGTTTATCCTTACAGGGATGACCAGGGCATGTCTTTGCTAGATAAGGCGCTTGAAGATGAGGGCATATTTGGTGGCACCGCTGAGTCTAAAAACTTTAAGAAAAACATAGGCGAATTTTATGACGATTACCTAAAGGAAGAGGTAAATCAAGCTGCAGAAACCATATACAAAGGCAAGCTTCCTGGTCAGGCACTGTCTATAGAAAATAAGGTTAACCTTGTTGTTGACCTGTACAAATCTTCACCAGATTTCTTTAAGGAAGAGATAGCTAATCGTATTGGCTATGCTGCGCTTGCTGCCTTATCTGTTATGGGGTTAAAAGGCGCACAAAAAATAACTAGTAAACCTGTCATCCCGGTAGACACTACGCCAAGATTGGGCGGAACTGTGCCACCTAAGCTAGAGGCACCATTTATTACGCTAAGGGAAGTAAGCCCAGGAGTATATGAGTAATGGCAAAGAAACCAGCAAAAGGTAAGGCAAAAGTTAAGGTTACGGCAAGCGGTAAGAAGGTTAGCTATGGCCAGGCCGGTAAAGCTAAAGGCGGTGGCCCTAGAGTAAAGCCTGGCACTAGCAAGGGTGACTCTTACTGCGCAAGAAGCCTGGGAATTAAGAAAGGTCTATCTAAGAAGAAGCAGAACGACCCTAATACGCCTAACAATTTATCAAGAAAGCGGTGGAAGTGTTCCGGCGCTAAATCAAAGAAGAAATAGGAGAATATTATGCCAGCAGGTAAAGGTACATACGGTAATAAGGTCGGAAGACCGCCAAAGAAGAAAACCACCAAGAAGGGTGGCAAGAAAAAAATGTGCAAATAATTGCAA